TCTAAAAAATTCAACTTCAGGTTCTCAAAACGTAGTATTTAAATATGATGGAACAGGCACAGGAACTAGTGTTACTGTTGCAAACGGTAAAACTGTTATAGCTTTTGCTAGAGCAGATTCTGGAGCAAACTCTAATATTACTGAGGTAGCATTAGGAGGAGACGTAGTTGATGATACTTCACCACAATTAGGTGGTAACTTAGATACTAATTCTTTCATGATAGACTTCGATGATGCTCACGGTATTAGAGATGAAAATGGGGCAGAGCAATTAATTTTTGAAACAACTAGTTCTGCAGTAAACCATATAGATATTACAAACGCAGCAACAGGTGCTGGTGCACAAATTGGTGCAGTTGGAGATGATTCAAATCTTAATTTACGTTTAAGACCAAAAGGAACTGGTCTTATTGAAGCCATGGGTGCTGATAATCCAGGCTCAATTCAGCTCAATTGTGAAAATAACTCGCATGGGATTAAGCTAACCAGTCCGCCACACAGTTCTGGGCAGTCGTATGAAATTAAGTTCCCTACTTCAAATATAACAGCAGGTACATTCTTAAAAGTAGATAGTATCACAGGGTCAGGAGCAACGGCAGTTGGTCAATTAACCTTTGATTCTTCACCTATATCAACAGGAAAAGCTATTGCATTAGCTTTAATTTTCGGGTAAAAGGAGACAATTATGGCAAATCCAAATATAGTAAATGTAGCAACAATTAAAGCCGGTAATATTGGTTTTAATTTATCATCTACTACAACTTCAACTTTAATAACAGTTGACGCAGAAAAAATTTTAAAAATAAACAGAATATCAGTTGCAAATGTTGATGGAACAAATGCAGCCGACGTCGATTTATTTATTGATGGTCTAACAACTGCAGGTGCAGATGGTATTACACCAACAAGTGCTAACACAACAGTATATTTAGCAAAAACAGTTTCTGTTCCAGCAGACACTACTCTAATAGTAGTGGACACACCTATTTATTTAATGGAAGGTGATATTCTAAAAGGTGGCGCAAGCGCTGCTTCAGACTTAGACTTATTCATATCGTACGAAGTATTAGACGACGCGTAGGAGGATTAAGTTATGGCTCACTTTGCTGAACTAGATGAAGATAACGTAGTTTTAAGAGTTCTTGTCTTTAGTGACACTGACATTGCAAACAATGGAGGTGAATACACTGCTCAATCAGAACAATGGATAATAGATAGCGGAACTCCTTTTTTATCAGCTGAGAATTCTTATACTGGTAAAGCAGGTGTTAAATGGAAACAAACATCTTACAATTCAAATGAGGGCACTCACTCATCTGGTGATAACTCTAAGTGTAAAAGATTTAGGTACGCAGGTATTGGTAGTGTCTATGATGAAAGCAGAGATGCTTTTATTCCAGAGAAAATTTACACAACTTGGGTTTGGAACGAATCAGGTTTAAAATGGGATCCACCCGTTGAAAGACCAAATGTGGAAACTATTGAGGTTGACGGAGAGACAGTTCCGTTATATTTTGATTGGAGTGATGAAAAAATTACTTGGAAAGGCACTAACCAAGATGGTTCCATAGTAAAATATTGGAATCCAAACACAGGTTCATGGGAGGACGATTACAATGGCAGCTAAATCAGGTGGTTACATAAGTGTACCAGGATCAGAATCTGGAACACAATCAGCTAGAACAACTGAAGTAACTTCAACAACTCCATCTTTTACTTTTCAAACATACACTACTACATGTAATGTAATGGTTGTCGGTGGGGGCGGAGCATCGGGGACGTGGAATTATGGCCGTGGCGGAGGCGGCGGCGGAGGAGGCGGAATGGTCCTCTACGATAGCATGCCAGTTAGTGGTCATGGTGGAGCAGGATTCCCAATAACTGTTGGTGCGGGTGGCGGAAGCTCACCTAGAACAAATGGAACAGATTCTGTTTTTTCTTACCCTGGTGATACATTAACTGCACTTGGTGGTGGTAAACCAAACCCAATATCTGATCCTTATGGTGGATCAGCAGGTGGAGCAGATGGTGCGGCAGAACCAGGACCTTTTCCTGGAAGACAACCTGCACAATCAGGTAACTCTGGTACAAAAGGATTTGGAAACGATGGTGGTACATCAAACTCAAGTTGGCCCTCTCACGGAGGAGCTGGCGGAGGCGGGGCAGGCGCTGCAGGAACGTCGGCAACCGGAACGAGTGATGGAGGAAAACCAGGAGGAAATGGAAAAGATGTAGGACCTTCTTTCCCTGGACACTCATGGAGTATTCCAACAACGAGCACCTTTGCAGGTGGTGGAGGCGGAGGCCGAAACACAAGAAACACCGGAACTCTAGGAACAGGTGGAACAGGTGGTGGAGCAACGGCGCCAGGAAACGGAACCACAAATACAGGCGGTGGGGGCGGATCAGGCCCAGTTGGACAAGGAGGTTCGGGAATAGTTGTAGTACACGAACCAGCAACACCTTTCAGTTTCATAAGAGGTATCTGGAATATACAAGGTCAGTACGTTCAGAAAAAAGCTGGCACTTGGACTTAATTCTATAAGTATTTTTACATTTTTGACTTACTGTTTTTTTTAAGATATATTTCTTTTAGAAATGAATAAAGAAATAATAGTTTATTACGGTATGAATCACTTTGTTAATTTAGCTGCGCCTAGATTTGAAAACCCTCATCCATTAAATGTACATTGTTTAAAAGGTAAAAAAGAAGAAGATTATAGTTATCAAACATGTCCATCCTTTCACACATTTATAAAAAATGTTTTTGTATTGAAATCACCTTACACCTACAATTTTGATATAAAAGGTAGAGAGGTTACAAGTGATCTATACGATCAAAAATTTTTTAATGACCACATAACTATAAGATCAATTAATTCACAGTTATTTAGCCTATTACCTCATTTAACATTTTTTACAGAGGAAGAAGATCTAAACATGTCTTTAGAGCATCCTTGGTTTGACGATAATATATACACCAAGAAATGTATAACAGTCCCTGGTATAATAAACATAGGGTCTTATTTTAGAGGTGTAGATTTTGCTTTTCATTTAAAAAATGAGTTTAAAAGGTTTGATATAAAAGAAGGTGATGCTTTTTACTATGCTCGTTTTCATACCAATCATAGAATTAAATTAAAAAGATTTATGTTTACACCTAAATTAGTAGACTACCAAACTTATGTTTGGAACATAAAAGTAAATAGAATACCTAAATTTAAAAGTTTAGATTATTTTTATAAATTTTTTAAAAAATTTAATTACAAAAAACATATCTTAAAAGAAATTAAAAAAAACTTAATATGAAATTAATAATTTATAAACAACATATTCTCATAGGTGAAAAAAAACTAAGTCAAGATGATGTCGATTACATAAAATCAATTAAGCTATCTAAACGAAAAGACGATATAATGCACACTAATTATTTTGAAGACTTTAACGATGAAAAAACCATAAGCATAATTAAAAAATATGAAATGTTTTTTGAAGAAATGGCTAGAGTAAATAATTACAAGCAATATCAACTGACAAAATTTTGGATACAAAAATATAACAATGATGAATTTCATGATATACATACTCATGGGACTAACGACAATGAGTATAGTTTTATCTTATACATAGATTGTTCAGAAAAATCTTCAGAGACTCTTTTCTATCCTTTGGGATATCCCTTCACATGTTACAAAGGACACACCCCTTTTAAAATAAAACCCTTGCAAGGTAGAATTATTTTGTTTAATTCTTTCTTGCCTCATGGTTTAATTCCTAATAAAGATGAGAAAAGAATAATATTGTCCGGGAACGTTAGATATGATTGATAAACACAGATATTGGTTTTTTAATAATTTGCCTGCAAAATTTATAGACGATCTTTTGCGTTATGGTAAAGAACAAAAATTAGAAGATGGTATAGTTGGTAAAGATGATGAAAGATGGAAAGATCACAAAGATGAATTACATAAAACAAGAAAATCAAAAGTTTGTTTTTTAAATCAATATTGGATTAACAATATAATTTGTCCATTTGTATCTGATGCAAATAGAAATGGTGGTTGGAATTTTTCATTAACTGAAGTAGAGTCTTCACAGTTTACACACTACACATCAGATAATTCTTTTTATGGATGGCATCAAGATTCTTTTACAGAGCCTTATGAAAATAATCCTAATCCAGCTTTGAATGGTAAATATAGAAAAATGAGTTCTATTATTATTTTATCTGATAAAGAAGAATATGAAGGTGGTGAATTGGAGTTTTGTTGGATTAATGAAGGAAAGTATGTTACACACACTTGTACGGAACTCTTTAAAAAAGGCAATATGATAGTTTTTCCATCTTATGTTTTTCATAGAGTTAAACCAGTTACTAAAGGAGAAAGGTATTCATTAGTTACTTGGACGTTAGGAGAAAAATTTAAATGAGTTATAAAGAAAAAAAATATTGTGTATTGAGAAATGTAATGCACGTAGAGTTATGTGAATTTTTATATGCATATTTAAAAAATAGAAAAGCAGCTACAGAAATATTAATTAAAAGAAATATTATATCACCTTATGACTTTTCATTTGGATCATTTGGTGATTATCAAATTCCAGATACTTTTGCTATTTATGGAGATGCAACTATGGATACTTTATTATCTTTTTTAAAAAACATTATTGAAGCTCAAACAGAATTAAAATTAGTTGAAACTTATTCCTACTCAAGACTTTATAAAACAGGTGATGAATTAGTTAGACATAAAGATAGAAAAAGTTGTGAAGTGTCTGGAACTTTAAATTTAGGAGGTGATCCTTGGCCTATATTTTTACAACCTGATATAAAAATACGTTTGAACCCAGGGGATATATTAATATACTCTGGATGTGATTTAGAACATTGGAGAGAAAAATTTGAGGGTAAGTGTTGTGGTCAAGTATTTTTACACTACAACAGAGAGGATGATGAAAGCAATAATAAGTATGATGGAAGAGTAGCTTTGGGTTTACCAAGCTATGTTAAAAATGGATAGACAATCAAAAATATTAAGTATACGTGATCCATTCTGGCAGACAATAGGTGTTTATTGTGAAAAAATGCCAGAGGATATTTTTAATTATCTAAAAGATAGTATTAATAATAAAGACTATAGAAAATACAATCATGCTCTAGCTGGTAACATAAAAGAAGAATATGATATAATGAGTTTGTTAAAAGAAGATCTACATGGCTACCTTTTAAAATTAACCACAAACCCTATGTATGATAATTACATGTCAGAGATGTGTGTATTGACTGAGGATAGATTATTTCAAGTTAATAATTTATGGGTCAACTACATGAAAAAAAATGAGTTTAATCCTGTTCACTATCATGATGGTTTATATAGTTGGAACATAATTGTAAAAATTCCATATGATTTAGATGAAGAATTAAAAAATTCTCCAGGGGCAAAATCAAATACAAACACTGCTTCATGTCTTGCTTTCCATCGCACAGGTTATTTAGGACATATAGAAACTATATACTGTGGCCTTACCAAAGAGGATGAGGGACATATTATGTTTTTTCCATCAAGATTAAGGCACTCTGTTAATCCTTTTTATAGCAGCGATGATTACAGGATTACAATATCTGGTAATATATACCTAAACCCTAATAAAAAGCCAATTCAGTAATATATTGAAATTTAGAATAATGTGGTATAAGTCTACAAAAAAGGTGTAAATATGCTACAAAAAATAGGTTTTCAACCAGGCATCAATAAACAAATTTCAGCTACTGGAGCAGAGTCACAGTGGATAGATTGTGATAACGTAAGATTTAGGTATGGCATACCAGAAAAAATAGGTGGCTGGAGACAATTAGGAGAGAGTGCTTTAACAGGTGCTGGTAGAGGTCTTCATCATTTTGTTAATAGTAAGGCTAGAAAATATGCCATGATAGGCACTAACAGAATTTTATATGCATACTCTGGTGGTGTATTCTATGACATCCATCCTATTAAATCTACAAATACTCTTACAAGTGCGTTTACTACGACTAATGGATCATCAACTGTTACAATAACTTTTAGTGGTTCTCATGGTATTAATCCACAAGACATTATTTTATTAGATAGTTTTAGTACTATCACTGATTCTAATTTTGGTGCGTCTGATTTTGATGATAAAAAATTTATGGTAACAACAGTTCCAACAGCTACTACCTTAACAATCACAATGCCATCAAATGAAAGTGGATCTGGTGCAACGACATCAGGTGGTATTAGAGTTCAACATTATTATCCTGTAGGACCAGCTGTGCAAGCAAAAGGTTTTGGTTG